CAGGACGGCCGATCAAACCAGATTCCGCGTTGAGCACAACAGCTTCGCCTGGAATGTAACCGTCCAACGGCACCATGTTGACTTGACCGTTATTGATGCTCCACGTCGCATTTTGCGTGCGTGCCTGTTGACTCAACGTCGCGCGAGCCATGCCGAACAGCACTTTTCCACGTGGCAAGATCCCGCCAGTAAAAGGCATTGTGTAGCCTTCCGTGACACCATGCGGATTCATCGCCTGCACTGCAGCACTTACAACATCAGCAGGAGCGCTGTTTGCACTTGCAAGAGTCTTGCTCACAACAGCAAAGTTGAAAGCTTCATCCCCGTCAGCGCAGAGAAGGTCTAGGTATGTATCAGTGGCGTTCAGACGGCCTTGGCGGAATTGCTTGATCGTTCCGGTGAAGACCACACCAAATTGACCCACATAGCCCGCCTGAAGCACCACACGTGAGAACTGACCTTTGATAGTCTTGGTCGTCTCGTCTGAAAGATTGAAGACACGAATGACACAATTGCTTGGGGATTCCAGATCCGTCTGCTTGGTCTGGAAAGTCACATGCATCTTGCTCAGATCAATACTGTCCTGACCTTGAACAAGCTCAAGAGACAGCTTCCGGTCGAATTGCTGTACACCCATGATCAATTAGCCAGGAAGTACAGATGCCCACTGATCCCCAGTGAGTTGAAGTCGGGCACATCGTAGAGGTTCACATCAGACTGAACCTCTAGTCCTCCACCGATGCCCAGATATGCGTATTGACCAAGCAGATCAGTTCCCGTCACAAGTGGGATGCTGCCGATCAATGGGTTTCCAGATGAGTCGGCAATGTCAAGTGTCCAACAGGCTGCAGGCCCACACCACTTCACAGTGAATTGGTATTGCACCCCAGCTAGCGTAATCGCAAAGGTCTGGGGTGCATTGGTTAGAGGGACTTCGTAGGGTGTCATGGCAGTGTCGGATTGATTGAACCTCGACCCTGATACGCCGTGCCAGGAGCAAGACTCTTCGTGCCTTGATTGGTCACAGGCGCTGTTGCTGGTGCATTCTTCTGCTGAGCAATTGGCGCGCTCACAAGAATTGTCGTGGTGCCTGCAATGATGATTTCACGCAAATCAAACACCACATTCAAAGACTCTTCATTGTGCTTGTCAGTGACAACACGCAGTGAGCGGATCAGCATGTTTTTGTATAGCCGCTTGCCCGTGTATACATCCATCAGCACACGGCTTGTTTGAAGTGTGACTAGCTTGGAATAGATGTCTTTGACCTGCTGTTGACTATTGCCAGTCAGCAAGGCCCCCACTCCACTAACAGTCCCTGTAACGATCCCACTGGCCGCAGACAGAACGCTGGCATTGCTGGGAGAATTGGACCACCCACATTCAATGGTCACAGCCACTGGCAGCTTGTAAGCGTGGTCTGTGATCGTTGAACCTTTCTCCACAGGATGGTCCGTCATCACAAGCTCATCATGATGAGTCTCACGGATCGTGACTTGAGCTGTGAACGGGCCGATAGCCCGCTTGGGTTTGACAATGATCGAGCCGAATTGAGCGGCCGATGCAAGAACAGCAAGTGCTGAATCACTCATCGCACCACCACATTACCAACATTGCGAGCCAGATCAGCATTCACACCGTTTTGCTTGCTGGCAACTTGTGCTGCGGCAGAACCCGGATCATTGGAGTGAACGATGATCGTCGTGGTTTGCTGGATCTGCACGGGAGCAAGGCCCAGACGATTCCTTGCTGCGTTATCCAGCTCACCCATACTGAATGGATTGGTGCCCTGCTCGTGCTTGATCATGGCAGACATCAGAGCTGAAACCACCTTCGGATCATTTAGGTTCAGTAGATCAGTGGCACCAAAACCCGTCTGTTTGGACACGTCAGCAATGTAGGCCTGTGTGTCATTAGCCTTCTTGCCGTTGACGTACTCCGGAGCCCAACGGCTGATGATTTTGTTGAGACTGGTGGCTCCGTACTTCTGATACCCAATGAGGTTGGCAGCCATCGCGCGCAATCCATCTTCGTCACTTCCGAAATTGGCAAAGCCATTCGCAATGGGAGTGTTTGCCCAGCTCACAAGGTTTCCAGGATTGTGCTGGCGCAAGCCTAAAGGCAAACCCACAGTGAGAGAATTCAGTGAGCCTCGGCCTGCTCCCCCACCTGGGCCCGACGGCGGAATCACTTTGATAGGTTGTGCCCAAGAAGGCATGCCTCCCATCGCCGCTTTTCCACCAGATGCTACACGCAGCCCGTCCCACAGATCGCCTAGAAAGCCTCCGATGCCTTCCTTCGAGATACGCGGCACAAGCTTTGTCCAGTCCTTCAACACTTCATTCATCACGCCAGCCAGATCACGCATTGCCGGCAAGAGGGCCAAAGCTGTCACAGAAGCCAGTACGCTCACACGCTCTTTGATTTCAGTCATGAGCTGTGCATATTCCTTGCCCGCCTCAATGGCAGCCTTCTGATCCACGCCAGCATCAACAAACATCTGATTGCGCTGTTTCTCAAAAGCTTTCATGCGCTCCTGACCTTCTTCCAAAAGCAGAAGATCATCAGGCCCAATACCAAAGAGATTGGCAAATTGAGCTGCTTGGTAGAAAGGCATTTTCCGAAGTGCATCGATCATGTCGTGCAACACGTCAGCACGATCCCGACCTTCCACCTTCACGCCCAGTGAGTGAAGCAGTCCATTCAAGCCAGGGTTTAGACGCAGCGCACGTCCCACACCCGTAATCATGGAAGTCATCTGCTCACCACTGATGCCAATCTGTTTGGCACCATAAGCAGCAGCCTGCAAGCGCTCCCCTGTGGATTCGGCAAGACGGCTGCTGTAGTAGAGCCGTTCCATGCTGCGGGCCCACGTGCTTACCAGCGTCTCAGCAGCAAGCCCAGCGCCTAGGGCACCCTTCGCCAGTGTGTAAACCGCCTTGTTTGCTCTCTTCTCGAAATTCTCAAAAGTCTTCACAGACTTCTGATCAACCTTGAAGCCCAGGGACATCAAGTATTCTTGAAGAATCGTTTGATTAGCCATGGCGCTTCTTTTCTATGCGGTATTGGTTATCTTCTCGCACGTCCAATGCTTCATTCATCAGCATCACGTCGAAAAGGTCTAGCGTTCCATCCTTCAGTGACTCATAGAGACATAGCCTCTCTATTACTGGGCGAAGCAGCCAATCCTCCCCGCCCTCCATCGAAAGAAGGTCAACCTCTACTGCTGGGCAACGTCGCTTGGATTGGAAGTCGTACCGACGTTGAGCAGCGGAAAAAAAGTGGCTAAGTTCTCCTTGCACACTTCAATGGTTAGTTGCAAGAGGACTGTGAAGTCCACATCTTGGTACATCGGACTCATGCCCTGAAGCACGATCTGTGGACGGCCATTGTCAAGACGGCGCACCACAGATAGACACGTGCAAACCACCTCGTTCACATCGGCCTCAGACATGTGGGAAACCACTTCCATGGCGGGCGGGAACAGATCACCCATCATGGCGTCAGCATTGGCTCTCTGAAGGCTCACAAGCGTCTCAGTCATCTTCGTGATGACTGGACCCACCTTACGGGCCACGTGGAGCTGTTGGAACGCACTAAGCTTTCCAATCGTGTAGGTGTTTCCTTTGAACTCAAATTCACGCATGGTCAGTTCCTATCTTTTATATGGGGCGGAAAATATGTGAGCTTAGGAACCCAGTAGGAAGTCAATCAGCACAGCTTCAAAAGTCCATTCGACAGGCTGCGCGTCTTTGCCGTAGCTCAGATTCGGAATCTTGGCGAAAGCGACTTGCCGGCATGACACAATGTCATTGCGATTCTTGTCTTGGAGTGTGAACACGTTTTGACCATGCGTTGCTCCGGACGTGCGCTGAAAGTTCACCATCGCCATGAGCTGTGCATTCGTCGGTGAGGTCTTCAGCAGGCGCACTGTGATCTTGCCGGACTTGTCCGCAATCAATGAATGTTGACCTGTGCCGTCAGCGCCAATGGTCATGGTGTTGATTGCAGCGGCCGTTTCAATCTCGATGCCCTCATCAGTGGGGCCCGCGCCCGCACCCATGGCAATACTTCCCCCGATGCCAATCAGCGAAGCTGTCACATCTTGGAAGCTGTAAGTGTTCGTGCTCATCTTTTGCTCCTAGTGGACTTGCTGATTACTGATTGACCGTGACGGCAAGAGAGATTTCATGAATCGCGCCAGCCAGCTTGCCAGCCACTTGCATTGCAACTGATTTACGAGCTGCACGCAAAGAAGGATCCTGTGTTGCCACACGCGGGGCATACACGTAATAGCCTTTGGGCATGAAATCACCCTGCTTCAGTGTGCCGAAACCGCCGCTGTTCCACTGCCCCGGAGCCAGGAGGCCATTCACAACGGCTTGGGCGCACACACTCTCAATGCAATTGGTCATCAAGTGCGTGCCGGCATCTGTCTGGGGAATCTTCGTGGTGCTGGTGTAGAGCAGGTTATAGAGCGCGTTCTGCACCGTCACTGCAAGCCAGTCACAACCTAGAATTTCATCAACGTAGTGGCCCGAGGCCACTTGACCGTATTGAACAATAGCCGTGGCATTGTTATAGCCAACGAACACATTGCAGTTTTTGGCACGCAGCGCAGCGGACTGTGTGACGTTGATTTGCTCAGCAACAATACCGGGTTCATTCTTGTACATCAGCGTGATCGCTGTGTTATTTGCAGTCCAGTCCACTGTCAGTGAGCGGCCAAAGAGAGACGCCACAGCATAAGCATTGCTGCTGCTGTATTGCGTCATCGTCTTGTTGTAAGCAAGTTGTGTGAGCTGATAAGCGATATCGCTCGTACCACTTGCGTTCAGGGTTGCAGCATCTTGAGTCGTGATGCCATACAGATGCTTGTTGTTCCCAGCCTCAATATAAGGCGCGATGGCAAGGTGATCATTGTTCCCGGCCTCCGGAACCATCACGCCATACCATGCCTGACCAAAGTTCTGATCGAACA